CCAACCAGACATCCCACCACAAGATAAGTTTGGTGATTGTAGTAAGCTGGAGGAAGCATTAGAACAATCGAATAAAGAATACGCTAACCAATGTCCACCTGAATGTAAGTGGGAGTTATATAGTGAGGAAGAAAATGTTTACGGAACATCATGTGATAATTTATATCAGATTATGAATGGCTCACCAAAGGATAATGAAATGGAATATTGTTCTTATTGTGGTAAAAAAATAGCATTGAAACCAGACAGCCCACCCTATAACGCAGACCCTCACCATAAAAGATAACGTATGAAAAACATAATCATCTACACCAACAGAAGCACTTTCATAGCCAGAGATATTGAGATGCTGAAATCAGATGAGTGGTATTTCGATAACAAAAAGACATGGATTTTGATGAGCTTCTGGCAACAGATAATACACTTCGCATGGACTAGGTATGATAATTATATCATCTGGTTTGGGGATTACCACGCTTTGATCCCTGTGCTATTTTCCAGGTTATTCAAACGCAAGTCATTTATTATTGTCGCTGGGTTCGATGCAATGAGTATCCCTGAAATTAACTACGGGATATTCTACAAGAAAGGACTTCGACAATGGATGGTTAAGAAGGCTTATAAATTATGCACAAAGATTCTCCCTGTGGATAGCTCATTGATGTACGGCTTTAACGAATACAACCACCAACCAACAGGACTGTTACACTTCATGCCTAAAATCAATCCAGATAAGATCAAGGTTATCAAGCAAGGAATTGATACCAATAAGTGGAAGCCGAAGAACATTTTAAGACCTTACGACTTCATTACCGTAGGGAACATAGACAACGATCAGACTTACTACCGCAAAGGGATAGATGTATTTATGAAGATGGCACGGATGATGCCTGATAAGATATTCCTTGTCGTGGGGTACGAGCAATACACTAACCAAAACATTCACTCCTTTGGGTTCTTGCCTATCAGCCAAGTCAAGAGATTAATGAACCGCTCAAAGGTTTACTGTCAGTTCTCTCTAGCTGAAGGGATACCCAATACTTTAATCGAAGCGATGGCTATGGGGTGCGTTCCTTGCGTTACTGATGTGAATGGGATGAGTAGGATCGTTGGAGATACGGGGGTCGTTATAAGCGACAAGAAAGAGATATATCCAGGTATGTTCAAAGCGTTGGTGATGTCGAATAAAGAATCAATCGAAAGAGTCAAGATAGTAGATACGAAGGTACGGAAACAAGAATTTAAAAAGATAGGTATAGTATGATTCAAGTAACTAAAGTAAGAATCCACTACGTCAACGGAGTCGTAGTTCATAAGAGCCAACGCAAAGCCAACAGGACCTTTGCCAACGATGAGGGAGTAAAGGCATACAGAGCAGAAATCAAAGCCCGATACGATGACAAGAAGACCATCAGAGGCAAGAAGTTCGATCACGTGGAAATCCTATTCGATATTAAATGTTAAAAAATGTTAAATTTTAGACCACCTTTCAGGTTTCTTCTATATATTTGCTCTGGAAAAATAACACTTGACAAAAGCTAAAAAAGGTTTATCTTTGTATTCAGAGGCTGGGTACCTCTCCAAAATCAACAAGCATGAGTATATATCTTTCTAACAAATTCCCAGGTAGATCAGAAGTAACAACGACATTTCTTGTTGGATGCTCTTTGTTGGTAACCCATACCCTGATCTCCTGGGTCTTATTTATTATGGCATATTATCCAAAAAGTTATGCGGAGATATATCCCGATAGAGATAGTTATGTTTATTCTTTGAGCGATCCCTTTACGGATGAGCTTTGCTACATTGGGAGATCAAGTAATATTAAAAGAAGGATTCAGTTACATAGATCACCAGGATCACAACAGATAGGTAATGATAGACTTAAAAATTGGTTAGTGTGGTTATACGACCAGAAGACATCACCACGAATGAGAATATTACATCATTGTAAGTCGTATGAATCTTCTATAAGTATAGAGAAAATGCTGATTAGAAAACTACACCCCAAGTACAATATTATATTTAATGACGGAGGTTATAATGGCTAAAAGATTTACAGATACCGACAAGTGGAAGAAGCCTTTTATAAGGGGCTTGCAAGGGGCATACAAGCTCCTATGGTTATACATTATTGATGACTGCGATCACGCTGGGATATGGCAAGTAGATATGGATGTTGCAGAGATAAGGATAGGTGAGAAATTAGACATAGATATAGCGGTTGAATTATTTGGCAATAAGATCCATGTATTTAACGATGCAGAGAAATGGTTTATACCAGACTTTATTGAGTTCCAATATGGGATACTAAACAAAGAAAATAAGGCTCATAACTCTGTTATCCAAAAATTAACAAAGTATAAAATTAAGCACCTTACAAGCTCCTTAGAAGGGGCTAAAGATAAAGATAAAGAGTTGGATATGGATAAAGATAAAGAAAAAGGAGTCCCAACTCAATCTGAAGTTGAGCAGTATTTTATTGAGAATGGTTATTCAAAACAATCAGGAGCAAAAGCATTTAATTATTATAATGTAGCTGGTTGGAAAGATAGTAGAGGGAGGAAGGTATTGGCGTGGAAACAGAAGGTAAGAGGTAATTGGTTTAAGCCAGAGAATGAAATCAAGACTCAAAGCAACATGGTCCGATGAAGATACTATCATTAAAAACAAGAAGCGTATATGATATTCAGATTAATAAGGCTGGAGAAAATCCAATCTTATGTCCTGAATGTAGTGATGACAGAAAGAAGAAGAAGTCTAAATCACTATCATTTAACGCAACAAAGGGAGTAGGTAAGTGCCATCATTGTTTAGTTGAGTTTGTAGAATGGAAACCGCAACTTGAAAAGAAAACGTACAAAGTTCCCGAATGGAAGAATAGAACCGACCTAACAGATAAGGCAGCGACCTGGTTTCGTGGACGTGGAATAACAGATGAAACACTAAATGCACTCAATGTAAGTAGCTCAACCGAGTGGATGCCACAGACGGAAAAGGAAGAAGGTGTGATCTGTTTCCCTTATTTCAGGAATGGTAAGCTGGTAAATATCAAATACCGAGATGCTAAAAAGAACTTCAAGCTATACTCTGGAGCTGAGTTGATCCTTTATAACATCAATAGCATCACAGATCAGAAGGAATGTGTAATTGTAGAGGGTGAAATTGATTGCCTTTCCTTTATACAAGCTGGTATAAAGAACGTGGTGAGTGTTCCTAACGGGGCTGGGGCTAACTCCTTAGAATATATTGATAACTGCTTCAATGAACTCCAACACATCGAGAGGTTCTATCTGGCAGTTGATAACGATCCAGCAGGGTTTATTCTCAGGGAGGAATTAATAAGAAGGCTCGGAGCTGAGAAGTGTAGCATCGTTCCATTTGATACTTGCAAGGATGCTAATGAATACCTACAACAAAAGGGAGGGTTTGAATTAGGTGGTATTCTAAAGAAGGCAAAGGAAGTTCCAGTAGAAGGGGTTGTATTTCAATCAGACATCTATGACAATATCTATTCGCTGTTCCAGAACGGGTTAAATCCTGGTGCTGGGGTCAACATACCTCAATTTGATGAACTGATAACATGGGAGCCAGGAAGGGTTGCAGTTGTTACTGGGATACCCTCTCACGGAAAGAGCGAGATAGTGGATTATATAATCTCCCGATTGAATATGATTCACGGATGGAAGGTTGCATACTATTCTCCTGAGAACTACCCGTTAGAACTTCACTATTCAAAGATAGCATCAAAGATAACAGGCAAAAGCTTCTCATCGAAGTTCATCTCCCATAATGAATTTGAGCGTACATTTGAATACATCAACGATAACTACTTCTTTATCTACCCAGAGGAAGATGTAACGGTTGAAAACATAATAGAGAAAGCAAGGTATCTTGTAAGAAGAAACGGAATCAAGGTACTAGTGATTGACCCGTACAATAAATTAGAGCATAGCAAGGAGAGGGGCGAGAGTGAAACTGAGTATGTAAGTAGATTCCTGGATCAGCTTTCTATGTTCTCCAAGCAGCATAGTTGTTTAGTGGTACTTGTAGCACACCCCCGAAAGATGGAACGTAAACGAGATGACACTACTAAATATGAAGTGCCAAACCTTTACGACATCAACGGATCTGCAAACTTCTACAATAAGTGTGATTACGGGCTGGTTGTTTATCGGGACTTCGCTAATAACATCGTTAGGATTATTGTATTGAAGGTGAAGTTTAAGCATCTCGGTCAGGGTGGGGAGGTTGCATTTGAATACAACGCAGTAAATGGACGGCTTTTAGTTAAAGGAGAAGAACCCGATTACGATAGTTACTTAACAAAGCAATGGAATGTAGAAGTTCCACAATTAGAGATGACTGATACAGAAAAATGTCCTTTTTAAGACTTTGACAACAAAATGAAAAACGATAATAACTTCTGATATGAAAGTAAACAAGATATACTGTGAGGATTGTTTGGATACGATGTCAAAGATGTCAGATGGATTTATTGATCTTACTGTCACATCTCCCCCGTATGATGGTTTGAGAGATTATAAAGGATACTCTTTTGACTTTGAGAGTATAGCTAAAGAGTTATTCAGGGTAACAAAACAAGGTGGTGTGGTGGTTTGGATTGTTGGGGATGCTACTGTGGGTGGGAGTGAAACGGGAACATCATTCAGACAAGCGTTATTTTTCATGGAGTGTGGATTTAATTTACATGATACTATGATTTATTCAAAGAGGGGTTTCAGTTCTCCATCGAATAATAGGTATCATCAAACAAGCGAATATATGTTCATTTTTAGTTTAGGAATCCCAAAAACATTTAATCCAATAAAAGATAAAAAGATAATATGGGGATGCCAATGGGGTAAGAATACAAAAAGACAGATAGATGGTGGATTAAAAGACCTAGGTAAAAGAGACAAAAAGGTTGAATTAGGGATGAGATATAATATATGGGAGTACTCTATTGGTCATGGCAATTCCACGCAAGATGAAATCGCATTCTCTCACCCTGCTATATTCCCTGAAAAACTAGCGTCAGACCATATATATTCTTGAAGCAATGAAGGTGATTTAGTTTATGACCCGTTTATGGGAAGTGGAACAACCGCAAAATCTGCTCATCACCTAAAAAGAAACTGGATAGGAAGTGAGATGAGCCAAGAGTATGTTGATATAGCAAACAAGAGGATTGATCCATATCTAAGACAAACAACACTATTATGAAAAAACCAAACGAAGTACCGTATTCCGCTTACGCTCAGTTTCATTTAGCATTAAAAGGCTGGGATGTCTTTTATAATACCAGAAAAATGTGTAAATTTGAACTCTGGGAGCGACATCGACACAACAGGACTCACGTTGAGCAGTTAAAGCGAAGGGAGCATCCGCAGTATTTGTTTAAGATGAACCCAGCGTATCATAACTTTCTGAGAGAACACGACCTAAAACAAAGGAAAGACTATGAAAGGCAAAAGAAATTACCGAAAGGAAAGCGATCGACTTTTCTCCTTGTTGGTTAGGCAGTCCAACGCTGACGAGGATGGGATAGTAACCTGTTGCACTTGTGGTAAGACAGGGCATTGGAGGAAGTTTCATCTGGGACATTTTATGCCACGCCAACATCAGGCAACTAGGTTTGACCGAATGAATACCGATGTTCAATGTGTAAAATGTAACAGTTTTAATGAAGGAGAACAATACGCTTATGGTAAATATCTAGATATAACCTACGGAGAAGGGTCTGCTGATGAGATTGTGCAAAAGAGCAAGACCGCTTGTCCCCGAAAAGAGATAGACTTCAAATGGCTAGTAGCAGAGTTCACAGATGAATTAACAGAGAAAGGATACCTATGCAGATGATTTCACCTTATGTAGTTCCAGGCTTATCATTTAAGCCAATGCCAAAGCACCACCCCACGAAAAGAGGTACGTTTAAAATGGTCAGGGCGGTTTGTGCTGAGTACAATATATCCCCTATGCAGATCCACTCCGCTTCAAGGCATAGACCCCACGTTATCGGTAGGCAAGTATTGCAAACGATACTCAGGATGTTAACCCCTATGACCTTAGAGCAGATAGGAATGGTTGTAGGCAGACGGGATCATGCAACGGTAAAGTATGCCATTAATCAGGTGAAGGGTCTATATCAGGTGGATACGATGTACCGCAATAAGGTAAACAATATCTTACACAAGATAGACGCTACTCATTTGGAGGCTAAATTTATGGAAGCATGAAAGAGATAATTGACATCGAAAAGAACGAACCACACAAGGCATCTGAGGTGATATGTGTAAGTTGTAACGAAAGGTGGTTAGCAGTACGTCCATCGGTAACTAAACTCAAAGAGCTTCAATGTAAAACTTGTGGGAGTGGATATGTAATTGAAACAGGAGAAGTGATATGAAAACATTAAGATGGAATTTAGGGGTATTGGTACTCAGATTTGGTTATTGGATTAGACGTGAGGTACCTCAAAAGACTTGGTTCAAAAAAAGGAAACCATGAAAGAGAAATTCTTTAAAGAAGTCTTAATCCCTCTGATAGAAAGAGGTGAGCAGTCGGTAGCAATGATCGAATTAGTAACCGACACCTATGGCTATGATGAAACCATCAACCAGGAACGAACGAGAATAGTAACGCAAGAACTTATAAACCTAAAACATGATTATGAAGGACTTAATATTGACGAAATCACAACGAGATTCAAGAGAATCATCGGAGAAAACCCTACTGTCCAACCATCGGCATATCGTAAAGTTCACCGTTGGATCAGGGCAACAGCGAAAAGTATTTCTGGACGAGTTAATAGTCTTGGAAGAAAACGAGAAGGCGATCAAGATCAAGGGGCTTGAGACGGGTGTACATTGGCACGAGAAGGACTTCATCAATAACAGCGTGAAAGTGTTGTTTAGAATCCCGTTCAAGAAAAAGACAATGAGAGATTCAGTAAAATTATGGTTAGTAAAACACTTGTAAGATGGATGAAAAGATATTTAGATTAGACGCAAAGACCATAGTAGATATGTGCTTTGATAGTAGATTATTCAACGATTCAATGGATAGAGATAAGATGAATATATTTGAGGACTTGATCTGTTTTCTCCTTAAATCAAAATACGAGAGTTACAAAAGAGCAGAGAAGCTGCTTGAATCCCTTAATAAGAAAGCTAAATGAATCCATTTAACCACATAGATCATATCTTCCTTATCAACCTTCCCGAGAGAACAGACAGACTGATGGACTCCCTTTACGAGGTGGAGAAGATAGGACTCAAGCAACGGGTAGCAGTCGTTGAAGGGTTAAAACCTGGAAACATGGGCTTTATTGAAACCACATATAACATCCTCTCAAGGGTAGATCGAACCACTCTGATTTTAGGAGATGACATCAAGTTCATTAATACCCCGTTAAAGACGTTTGAGGTGGCGTACAAGGAGATCAGTCTTGAGGACTGGGATTTACTATATCTTGGTGCATCGCCTCAACAGAAGCTCCTGAAACGCTACGACAACTGGTATCTACTAAAGTACGGGCTTACATCTCACGCTATTGTATATCACAGAAGAATAATCCCTACGATGGTTAAAATGCTAGAGTCTTTTTTAAACAAGCCCTCGAAACTAGACCATCTACTTTTGAATTGGATACAGCCAAACTATACCTGTTTACTTATAGACCCTATGATATGTGTACAACAATCTAAAAAGTTAGATATTCAGTCGGTAAGATGAAAAACATAATCAGCTACGGAGGAGGGACACAAAGCACGGCAATGATTCTAATGGCTCTTGATGGGAAGTTTGAACACATCGCTGACTTTGCAGTTTATTGTGATACTGGCTCTGAGCCTGAGTTTATAAATAAGTATGTAGATTACTTTATTAAGTACGTAGATGATAAGTACGGGTTTAAGATTCACAAGATAATGCACAAAGAAGGATTGGAGAATCATGTATTATCCAATCCAAAGGAGCCAAGAAAGGGGAACTTCTACACATCATCAGTACCGCCATTTTACACCCTTTCAGGAGAAGGAGATAAGGGAATGTTAATGCGACAATGTACGGGTGATTACAAAACATCCCCGATAAAGAAGTTTATAAATTCATTAGTACCAAGAGGAGAGAAGTATAGGATGTGGATAGGGATTTCATTTGATGAGAGAAGTAGAATGAGAATATCTACATATAAGAAGCGAGTGAACTTTTACCCACTTGTTGAGAGTTTTGTTCATAGACAGGCTTCAATAGATTACGTTTTAAAGTGTGGGGTAAGACCACCCCAGAGGTCATCATGTTACTTTTGCCCGTTTCATTCAGACAGATATTGGGACTGGCTAAAAAGACACCACCCAAAAGAATTTACCAGAGCGTGTGAGTTTGAGAAGAAGGTTCAAACCAATATGAAAACCAGAGATACTATCTTCCTTCACTCTAGCTGCAAGCCTTTAGAGGATGTAATGTTTATGGACGAGAACCAGTTAAATATATTCCCAGAGTTGATAGATGAATGTGGTGGAGAGTGCGGAATATAAATAACACTTTACTTTGTAACGAAAAATGCTTACCTTTGTTAAATGAAAGATTCACTAGACTTATTCATTATCGCTCTATATGTAACCATAGGGCTGATATTCTTCGTGATAGCAATAATAAAGACACTATGCAGATAATCCCAGCAATCCTCGAAAACATCACAAGCCGTAAGGATAAAACCTGGAAGCTTGTCTTTGGTACCAATGAATGTACACCAGATCAAATCAAGGAGATAGTAAAGACCTTAAATGATTTCGTGTTCCTTGCGATGAAAAAGGATAGCTTCAAAACAGAAGAAACGGAAATCCTGGAGAACCTAGAATCAGGCTACGAGGGATCAAGCAAGAGCCAAGCCCAGAGAATCAGATCCGTATTGTTTCTCCTCTGGAAGCAAGGAAACGGGGGATATGAAGACTTTAATATGTTCTATCAGCACCACACCGAGAATTATATAACACATCTAAAAAACAAACTAGACCCATGATAGCTTACCATTGTCATAATTGTGCCTGTGAGATAGCAACCACTTACACCCAGATAGAAGATAGAATATATTGCCCTGTCTGTGCTTCTACGCTATTCTGTCAACCAGAAGACATAGAGAATCCCTACCTTAACCCAGATCATCATAAGGAGTGGGAGCTATTCCTTCGAGGGTTCGATGAGATACAATCAGGGACACGAGAGGTTATATTGAGGAAACTATTTAACATACAGCGATGAGTAAAGAAGAATGCAGGTGCGGTAAGGCTTCAATAACCTATGAGCCAACAGAGGAAGAAGATCAATGGTATGCTGAAGCGACCAATACAATGATTAAGAAAGATGGATACGGGGAGACTTGTTTTTGTAGGTCATGCGGTGAAGTGTATGATAACTTCGATCCATGTATGGTAGTAGAAATTAATCACACAGAGCGATGACACTAGCAGAGAAGATA